AGCCCCACGGGATCCCGGTAGAAAACTCTCGGCATTCGTCGGGAGGAGCTTCGCAAAGTAAGCGCCGTCGATGATAAGATTCTTGGTAGGAAAGTCTTTCCCCTCCGCCCAAATCGTCTTCAAATCAGCCGCCTCAAAATCAGCCGCCGTGGAATCCAGAACCGCCGCACCATAATTTGCCGCCGTGATCGGCGCAAAAACCGCATCACGGCACGCATTGCCGATCACTTGCAAATTCTTCCGAATCAAAGAGCGCAAACGATGCCCATTGTTGAGCTCCGCCTGAGTCACGTGGAAGGAAACTGAATGCTGAGAAACAGTCACCTCACGGGCCACCTTGGTAGAATCCGCATTGGATTCATAGTTAGTCGGATCAGTCTGCGCAGTCGCCCCCGCAGTCACAACCGGCACTTGCACCTTGGAACCCGGGCTGATCTGATCGACCGGAGCATTGTAAGTGAACGCATCGATAGCCGAAAGAACCGGCCCCAGAGTAGTAATCGCCTCGTCAGCGACAAATTCAGCAGTCAAGGCTGCTGGAAAAGTATTAGCCATAATAAAAAATAAAAATAAAAGTTAAGTCTCAATCCCACCGGATCACGCCCGATTCTTCATCGCCGCCAGGATTTCTCCCTCATGCGCTTTGAAAAATGCCGACCGCTCCGGCCCCGCGCTCATCGCTTCGAATTCCTCCAAAACTCCACGCGCCCCAAGCCCCTCTGAATCGTCTTCAGGACTTGGCAGATCCGCCGCCGCCGCCGGGGAAAATCCCGCCTGTGCAATCAGATCCTCAACCGTCGCCTGTTCAGCGCTCAGTCGTTTATTCTCAGCCGCCAGCCCATCGCGCTCGTTCCTCACGTTCGCAAGCTCAGCCTCCAGCCGTTTATTCTCCACAATCGATGCCGCAAGCGCCACCGATGCCGATGGTCCCTTTTCAGGAACCTCTTCCGCGTCGCCGGAGATCCCCAGCGCACTCTTCACCCGCTCAAGGAAACCTTTCGGCTCCTCCCCAGGCACATCATCAGAAATCTCATCATCACCCCCCTCAACCTCCGGAGCATCCGCCCCCTCATCAGTCTTATCATCACTCCCCTCAACCTCCGGAGCATCCGCCCCCTCATCAGTCTCATCATCAGCCTCATCCTCAGCCGACTCCACATTCTCCACGGTCAAATCCTCCGGCAAATTCTCAAACTTGCCGGCAAACTCGATCCCGCCACAAACCGCCGCAGCATTCACCGGCTCCAACACTCTCGCCGCAAAACCTTTCGCAACCGCATCCTCACCATTCATCCAGGTCTCCACCCGCATCATCTCAGCCACCTCATCCCGCTCAACTCCCGAGCGCTCCGCATAAAAATCCACAATGTCGTCTTGCAACTTCTCCACCAAATCCGCCGCACTCCGCAACTCCTCAGCCTCACCCCAAACCCCGCCAGAAACGTTGTGGATCATCAGGTAAGCATTTCTTGGCATTTCCACCTCATCCGCCGCCATCGCAATCACCGATCCCATTGATGCCGCCATTCCCTCAACCCGCGCCACCACTTTCGCCGGATGATTCTTCAACCCGTTCGCGATCGCCCACCCGTCCAAAACCTCACCCCCTGGCGAATGAATCCGAAGATCAATCGAGTCAACCTCACCAAGCTCATTAAGCTCCCGCAAAAACTGAGAACCCGAAACATCCCAACCGCCAATTGGCCCCAAAATATTCACCCTCGCCACTCGTCCACCTTCATTCCGGGGACTTAACTTCGAAGCCCCTTCAGAAGCATCAATCGAAAACCATTTACGCGCCATATCCGGAACCCGTCGTGTCAACCGAAAATCAAAACCCCAAAAGCCGCACTCCTAAAACTCCCCCGCAATCTCAACTTTCCGCTTCACCTCCCACGCCTTCCTTCTCTCCTGCTCCTCAAAATCCAAACCCAGACTCGCCCAATAATCCGTCTCCGTCATGTAACCTTCTCTCAAAAGCTCCAGCATCAACTTTCCATCTCTCCCCCGATCAATCGTCATATCCGCCTGTGGCACCCATCTAGCCTTCCACCAACAACTCACCCCCGCCGGAATATCCAGCCGACCCGCCTTAATCTCTTTCGCCAAAACATACATCCAAAGCCGCTGGCAATCCCGACGCAGGCTCGCTTGTTGCACCTCCACAAATCTCCTCGTTTCCGCCATCACGTAACGCATCCCCGTCCCGTTGATCGACCCCGGATCCCAAAGCACCTCCGGCGCAATCCCGATACCCCACGCAATATCCCGCACCAACCACGATAGCATTCCCAGCGTATTCGGATGCGGCCGCGAATCATTTGTCGTCTTCATTTGCTGCCCAGGCGCAAACTCCTGAAACCTACCGCCCTGAATCATCTGATCCAGAGTTAAAACCAATCCCTCATCACCCGTCCCCGTCGCTCCCTCAACTGCATCCGTAAGTTCATCCAGGTCAACCGACTCCGGCAGATCATCAATGAAACCCTTTAAGTCCGCCCCCGGATCCTCCTCACCCTCCGCATTAGGCGACTGCTCCAACCAAGCCGCCCAGAGCGCCGCCACCTTAACCGCCTGCTTGGTATATCCCAGAATTTCAACCGTGTCCTTGAAATTAGACACCGCATGCCCGAGCCCCGAAACCTGCCTTGGCCTCCCGGCCCGAACTTCGTCCGCGTGATAAATCGCCCGCTCCCTGGGAACCGACTTCATCACCTCCCCCTTCGCATCGAGCAACCGAAATCCGGCCCGCCCCCCAAAGCGATCCAGAAACACACCATCCGCCAAATTCTTCGGCTTCTTCGCCTCCCGCTTGCCATCCCCGATTTGGTGTGCCTCATACATCATCACCCGCGCCCCCATCCCCGGCCCCTCAGTCAAAACCGTCAACGCGTCGCCATCACGGATTTTGCTCCGCTTTACCCAATCCTGCCATCCTTCAAAATCCATCCCCGCCGCCATATCAAAAGCCGGGGCGTGATCAGTCCGCAAATGCCATGCTTCTTCGATCCGCTTATCCAACTCCGGATCCCCCGTCTCCGCCTGCGGTTTCAAATAACCAATCAAACGCGAAGGTCCCGTAATCGCCCGGGCCACCAAACCAATATTCGCCTCACCCCAACGCGCCGAACGCATCAACTCCACCCGATCCGATGCCGAAACCTCATCCCGAGCCCCCAACGAATCCCACCGCGCACGACCCCGCCGCTCTGAAATTTTCGCGCCGTCAAAATTCGAAAGCGCCCGAAAAAGCCGCTCCTTTTTACCCTCAACCGCTCCAGCCTTCCGAGCCTTCGCCGCCAAATTCCGATTCTTCCCCCCGCGCTTCCCGCGCCGCGCCTTGCCTGATCCTTGACCCATGCAAAGCGGCAAAGTCGTCAACCCTCAACAATCACCAACCGCACTCCGTCCGCGAAAAATCGACATGATTCATCCGCCGATTCCTTTTCGCCCCATCCCCTAACGTTTTAATATCAATCGCCCGCTTATAAAGCTTCACCTTCATCTTCAGCTCCCCCCTCACAAATTCCCCGCTTGTCCCCGACTCCTTCATATTGACGCCAGTAAACTCAACCCGATCCTCCAAGCCCGCCTCCAACGCCTCCACCGCCGCCACATATTTCGTCTTTAACTCCTCCAGAGTATTCGTCTCCACCAATCCCCTCACCAAATCCATGTCTACGCGCATGATTCGCCCAAACCCGTCAACACCACCAACCCCGCCCTCAGCCCGCCATAAACTTCCGCGCAAAAACATCCCGCCCAATCACCGCTAACTTAACCGCATCCCCAAAATCATTCATCCCGTCGCTCTCCCAAACCCACTTCCCATTTTTTCGCACCTGAAACTCCTTGGTCAACTCCTCCAAAAAATCCTCGTCCTTTGCGGCATCGATCGGAAACATCAAATCCCCAAACCTCTCCACCGGTTCCCCATCATCATCCACCGCCTCCCGGTCCAAAATCAAATCCCGGTAAAGCATCCGCCGATAAGCGTCATCGTCATAGTTCAAAACCCGCACCGTCTGCCGGCCCTCTTTGTCAGTTTTGAAAACTCGATACTTATTCCACCGCAACAAATCCCCCCCATGCCTCAAATTCTGCATTCCCCCCAATCCTTTCGATGGGTTAAAAACCGGCGCCAACGCCCGACACCTCCGCCGCACTTCATAAGTCCGGTGCCCGCCCTCATCCGTCAAATTGCACAAAACGCGCTTCCTCTGCCCCTCATAAACAATCCCCGTTTTCGCCCAACGCACCATATTTTCCCACGTCAGAAAAATCCCCCAATCCGCAACCATCACATCTCCGGAGCGCGAAAACCCCACCTTAACGCCCTTCCAGCAATCGTCCTGCGTATCAGCAAAAACCCCGCAAACAACCGGCTCCACCGGCACCGTCCCCCGACGATACTCCCCGCACATCGTGCGGAGCTCATCCGTCGAAACCCGCCGCGCCCCCGACTCCCGCCAAGGTTCACCCAACCGATCCTGAATGAAACCCTTCAACCTCACCGGATTCTTCCCCGCCTCGATCTTCTCTAGCGCCAAATGCCCCCAGGTTGATCCATCCCAAAGCGCATACAAATCCGAATGGTAAAAACTCATCGCCTGCGGTTTCCACCCCGGCACCATCTCCACCTCTCCCGATTCCAACCTCTTTTCCACAAAATTTGTCGGCCTCACCTCCCCCTTTTGGAGCATCGCTTTTTTCTCCTCCTCCTCGATCCGCCCCCCGCAATGCTCGCACTCATAAAAGGTCTCCCGCAACACCCGCTCTAGGTCATACTCCCCCCGCTCATCGCGGCAATGCTCATAACGAACCTGCTTCATCTTCAGCCACTGGAACTCCCCGCACCGGGGACAAGGCACAAAATCCCGATGCCCGGACCCATCTGCAACCGCCATCGCCGTCTGACCGTCCTCATCCGTCGGTTTTGAAAATCCCAAAATTTTCCCGCTCTTCGTCGCCTTCCCCCTCGACTCCAAAAGCCTCTTCGTCGAGCCCTCTTTTTTCGGCGCCCGATGCAAATCCAATTCATCCAGCACCACAAAAATCACCCCCGGTTTCGATGCCATCTGCCCCACCGATCCAGCCCCCACAAACCAAACCGTCATCCCCGGGAGTTTGATCGTATCCCCCTTTAAATCATTCTCATGCACCCCCTGTAAAATCGAATCCATCGACGGCATCCCCCGTAAAATCTCCACAAACCTCGCTGCCGTCGCCTCCGCATTACCCTTCGCGTCGATCCCGTAGACAATATTCCCCGGCGCCGCCTGGACCCGCTTCGCCAAAGCCACCAACGCGTGAAAAGTCACCGCCGCCTGGGAACCCTTCATTCCGTAACAGCTCCGCCACCTCTCACCCCCGTCCGCCTCCAAAAACTCCTCAAAAAAACGACACACCGACGGAGTCATTTCCCGCGAATAAGGCCCCGCATAATCCGAATTCTCCCCATTAGAAATCACCACATTCCCCTCACACCAATCCCCAAACGATAACCGGCGAGCTTCCCGCCACACCCTC